GAGAGACTCTTTGTGATAGCTATATTCTTCTCGATTTGCTCGTTGAGTTTTGATTCCATTTCGTCAAGTTTGTCTACCATATTCTCAACGACATCATATTTATCTTCAGGTATGTTTACATAATGATCTTCAAATAGACCTCTCATTCCTTCGAGGAATGATTCAGTCATTTCGGTTCTAATTCCACGCTCTACTTGTAGTGCGTTTTCTTGTAACCACTCATCTGCGACGTACTCTAAGTAAGAGTCAACACGCTCGATGAGTTCGTCTTTCATGCCTTCGACCTCTTCTACGAGCTTTGCTTCGTAGTGAGCTTCCATGGCTTCTCTAAGTTCGGTAACTTTAGACTTTAGAGCAGCCTCGAAAATTGTCTTAGCTTTTTCTCTAAACTCTTCAGAGAGTTCCTGTCCACCGAGAAGTGCATTAACATCGTCATCGATGTCTACTTCGTCAGTGATTTCGGGAAGTTCAGTAGTTTCTTCTACTGTTTCTTCCTCAGTGACTACTTCTTCTTCAGAAGCTTGATCTTCTGCAACTACCTCTTCATCTTCTTTAGGTTCTACTTCTTCTTTTTTAGTCATAACACCTTTTACTGATTTGAGGTTGGCTGCATAAGAGCCTTCACCAGCTGGATCCTTTAATTTATTAGAATCGTCTGTTGGTGAATTGTTTTCTGGAGTTGGGCCACCGAGGTCTTCATAACTCACGCCTGCCATGGTTTGCATTGGCTCAGCTGGTTTTGCACCCTTGGTTACGGCGTTCTCCATTTCTTGTAAATTTTTCCCACGGGACATTTGAACTCTCCGAATTACCTTTGTATAATCTGTTTTTATTTATATATTTAAAGATTTGCTAAGAAATCTTCAAAGACGTTTAATTTTTGTTCGTCTAATTTTCTTTGATCAACTAAAGTGTTAATCTGTTTGTAAGTCTTTGATGCAAGGCGCTCACGAATGATGCCTCCATCCCAAACCCACTCTTTTCCTTCCATAATTCCATCTACAAATGCATCTGGAGCAGAAGGATCTGCAACGATATCAGCAGCAGTAGCAAGAGTAAAATCTTCTCCTACCACACTATATCCTTCGTTAGTTTTATTTAAAGATCCTACACCTCTTGATGAAACACCAAGTTTAACACCTTCACCTAATAAATCAGATGCGATCTTACCCATTGGGGTATTAAGAATCTTTGCTTTTCCTATGAAATTATTTCCTTCTTCTTTGAGGGAAACAATTTTATGGGATACTCTGTCAAGATTGACAGTTGGGCCATCTGGATGACCTAGCTCTCCAAGAGCTCTACCTTTCTGAACAAAGTTTTCATTATATCTTCCAACTTCACGAGCAAGCGTAGACATTGGATACATTCTACCATTACGGTTTTTAATTTCACCTTGAAGGAATACACCTTCAATGAACAGACTCTTCTTACCGTTGCGATTTTCAACAATAACTTCAACCTGTTCTATTTCTTCTCTAATAAGTTTCATTATTGTTCTCCTGATATTTGAACTTGTTGTACATACATTTTTCCTGATCCAGAATCAGTTCTTGCAGCAACGGTCAAAGTTCTTCTTGCTTCAGCTGCAGTTGTCACTGCGTTGTCTGAATTAAGAGCTCGACTATCATGATCTATTGTCAATTTTGCACCAAACTGTGCATATCCGATTGTTCTAGCTTCTTGAATTGAAACAACTTTTGCAGTTGTATTGAATCCTGTGACACCAGTGACACCAGAAATGGTTAGTACATCATCAACTTTAAATGGATTACCCATTCCCTCTGAGAGATCAATAACTGTTGAAGCTCCTTTTGTAATTCCAGCAATACCCATCGAACTAGCTCTACCCAAATTTAAAGTAGCGGGAGTTCCAGCAGGGACAAAATAATCAGATGTAGTAGCGGTTGCAGTTGTACCTATTGCTACATGAACATTTTGACTTATTGGAACAACTCTAACAGTATCAGTTTGAACTGCAAATTGAATTCTAGCTGACGTTGCAGATGTAGTAATCGTTTGTGAATCGCCTACTGGTTGATGTGCCATTTACTCTTCCTCTTCGGTTTCTTCAGCATTATCAAGTTCACCGACTGTTTCTACATCTTCTTCAGATTCAATTTCATAACCTAACATTGCATTTGCAACCGCAGGCTTAAGGGCATCTACTCTTTCAGTAGCCTTTGCAAATAGTTGGTTTTTTATTGAATCACTAATTTCAGATGGAGATTCATCCGCAATTACTAAATTCATTAATTCATCCATGAGATAAAAATCCTATACCTATGTTTTATTTATATCTCGCCACCTTTGGGAACTCCTGGCGATTCTGGAGCTTCGATGCTTGTTTCATCGATTTCTGGTTCATTTTGAGGTTTTCCAAGATTTTGACCCATCTCTGCAACTTGTTGTGCTAACATCATCTCTTGTTCAGTAGGTAAAATAATACCAGCTTTCTTCTCAGCAGCCATTTGTCTATCTTCTTGTACTATCTCTTCATCTGTTTGACGTAATATCTTACGACGAATATGATCAACAGAATAGTATTTTCCAATATAAGGATCAGCAGTTTGTAAAAGTCCAAGTCTTTCTTGCATCAATTCTGCTTCTTTAAGTTCTGCAAAATGATTATCATATAAGAAATCATACTGAATATGATCACTCATCTGTTCCCATTCTTCGGGAGTTATCACATTCTTAAGAATAAGTTGAGTTTTAAGTATGTCATGGAAAAGATTACTAAATCTTTTTCTCATTCTTCCAACAAACTTAGTAAATTTAAGTTCATCTCTTAATATCTCTGATGATCTACCTAAACTAAATGAACTATTATCTGCCATACGAGATTCTGGAACATTCAAAGAACGGAAAAGTTTCTTCTGGAAATACTCAACATCTGTAAGTTCTCCTAAGTTTTGTCCGCCAGGCAATGTGGAGATTTCTGTTCCACGACCACCTTCACGACGAGGAAGCCAAAAATCTTCCATCATACTCATGAATTTCTTATCATCACGAACTTCTCCAGTGTTTGCATCATAAGTTAGCTTATTACGATACCTCGACATAACTTCACGAAGGTATTGTTCTGCTTTTGCCTTTGGTAGATTACCAACATCAATATAAAATATTCTTCTCTCTGGAGCACGAGACATACGATAGATGACTAGTGAATCTTCAATCATTCTTAATTGATTGAGTGATTTAATCGCTTTCTGTAGATAAGAAAGAACAGTTTGTTTATTACGATCTACTAAACCTGATGTGCAGTATGCAACGGCATCTTTAGCAAACTTAACTGCATCTTTCTGTTGTCCAGTAACTGCAACAGAACCGTATTGATTTTTTTGATATGAGTGTGGAGTGTATATAAAATATTCTGATAATCCTTCAAAATCTGCATGTAATGGGTCATTATTAGCGCCTGGATTATTGCCTGGCGTATATTGAATTGCGTTTGCACCACCTTTTTTCTTCTGTTCTCTTACATATTTTATTTTAAGTGCATCAATATATCTAAGTTCTTTAATTCCTTCTTCTGGTTTTTGTAAATCTATAACTTTATGATAGTATATTCTTCCATCTACATACCAATTACGAAATATCTCATGTGCTTTTTTATCAAAGTCCAGCATCTCTTTAATATACTGAAACTCATCACGAATAATTTGTTTTACTCTATCTCCAGTCTTTAAATTTTCTAGATCAATTTGAATCGGTGAATCATTTTGATCTGCAACTATCGCCTCGCACAATATATCTTCTATCGCAGAGTCAACTTCGGGATGTAATGCCATCTCACGATATCTACGAATTAGATCATATTCTGTTTTAAATACGCCCTCTACATCTAAATATTGACCATAAAACCCAGACGCCAAATAGTAGTCTGCACCGTCCTCATTATTTTTGGGGACAGGGGAGACTACTGATGGTGACGGTTTCTTATATGAATCATCAATTGAGAAACCAAATAATTGTGCCATAGTATAACTTCTATACCTATAAAGGTATTTATATTGTATCTTATATCTTAAAAAATATCAACCTTATGTGGTGCCTGGTGCTGGTGCAGCTGGTAAACCATTACCCACTGTCCAGAATAAGTAATTGAATGTTACTTGGAACTCTTCAATTGAATCTGTTGCACCATAATCTAGAGGAATAGCACTAACAGCTGATGGATAAATCCCTTCAAAGTTGTATGTTCTTAGGATATTAATTGTTTCTCCACCTGTTGATGAAGCACTACTTGTTTTACCACCTCTTGAAAGTTGGAAAACTTCAGCCTTGGTTTGATAGTTTGATGGACTTATATCACCGACATCAAATTGAAGATCGTTGATTTTATTACTCCACTGTTCCATTGCGTCTCTAATATTAAATTTAGAGTCGTTAATAACAGTTACTGTCCAAGGATCAAATGTGCGATCTCCAGCTACAGGGAGAACACGACCTCTAAATGGGACTGGGATATTTCCGATATTAGCAGCTGGTATTTCAGCTGCTTTGACCATGAATCTCACATCGTCTCGGTAATCGGCTTGACCAATAACACCATCTGGTAACTCAATATTCACTTCAAATAGATTTGGTCTTGCACCACCACCAACTAATCTATCTCTAAAATTAGTGATGTTTCTGTCTGCGAACGTTGCCATTTTCTTTTTTAACTCCTTTTGTTATTTAGATGGACTTTAATTAAACTCGACCAGCGACTTCTTGGAAGCTAACTCCAGTTCTAGTCGCAACAAATGTAAGACCGATGAAGTTGATCGAACGAGCTGGTTTGATAAAGATATCGCACTTAAACTCATTTGCATCAATCACGTCTGGTGTGTTATTTGTTTCATCACAAATAACTAAGAAGTCCGTAATACCTCTCTTGGATTGAACTCCACGAAGGAATGGTTCAACAATATTACGGAAGTTCGCTCTCGTAATTTCATCGTTAAACTCAAAGAGTTGAGTTCTTGCAGCAATTTCAATTCTTGCCTCTAGATTCAAGAATAAACGACGAACGTTAATTCTATCAAAGGCAGAAGCAATTGCTAATCCAGTTTTATCACCAAATAAGAGGAATCCACCGCCAGGTGAGAATATCACTGGGTTGATTCTCTTCACATATAGAGAATCTCTTTCTACTTTATTAGGGTTATATGCAAGTTTAACAGTATTCAAGATGTTTCCTCTTTGAGGCCCAGCTGGTGAGAACCAAGGGAACTGTTCCTCAGATGTTCTTGCCATCAATCCACCAATGTCACCGTTAAGTGGCATAAATCTGAATGCGTTGTTAAATCTATCAAACTGATACTTATAACCTGAGTCAAAGACTGCGAAAGATGATGAAGTAATTGGATCATAGAACTGTATAACGTTCTTAGTTTGTTGTTTCGCATTAGTTATGTTAACAACTGTCTCTCTGTTTGGAGAGATAACTGCTAAACAGTCCTTTCTTTGTTCTGCAATTGCAATCAATTTGTTTGCTTTTGCTTGTGATTCTGTCTGACTACCTGTGATGCCAGGGCCGTTAAGTAAGAAGTTAACTGAATACTCTGCCTCATTCTCAAAGATTTCATAACCACCAATTATGTTTCCGAGAGATGTTGAGTAACCACCTTCTGTACTTACACCAGAGTAATCCTTACCACCTTGTAGTTCATAAAGTTTATTACCCACAAAGTTAAAGTTTACATCCTGTGCATCCTGACTCCAAGTATTATCTGATGTTGATGATGGAGTAAATGCAGTTATGATACCAGATGCAATTGATCCGTTTCCAGTTGCGATTCCAATAAAGATGTTGTTAGATCTTTCTGAAACATGATCCTTATAATAGATCGCATCTCCAAAAGAGTTCTTAGCATCATCTGCCTTTGATAAGAATGTAAATTTCTCAAGAATTGCACCTGTTGATCCAGATATTTTTCCACTATCATCTATAACAACGATGTGAAGTTCATCATTAGAACCATTTCTTGCTGCGGAATATCCACTAGTGCCTGGTTTTTCAGCAATCTCTTTCCACTGTAATGCACCATTCTTTAACTGAATGTACTGATTATCATACCAGTCATCAACTTGGAAAATTGTTGCACAAGTTGAAATACCAGCGTCAGGGTTTGCAATAGTTGAAGAACTACTTGAAAATAGAACGCCAGGGCCAGGTAATGTATTACTTGTTTTTGTTCCTGTTGTAAATGCGAAGATTCCGTCTTCTGTATAACTTACTGGGAAGATTGTTCCAGCAGCAGATACACGATTTACAATCTTAACATCAACTGTACTTGCACCAACACCAGTAACAATACCTTGAACATATCCATCTGCGGTTGATGTTGTGCCTGGGCCAACAATTGTTCCACTAATAGGTTGTGTAACACCCATACCAACACTAACGTTTGCTACCACATGAGGTGTAACATGAAGTTGTTGGTCTGCAGCACCATCAATGTATGCAACCTTCATTCCGTTTGCATAACTGCCTGGGTTTCTTGCAGCTAATCTGTATGTAACAGCGTCTTCGTAATTATTTTGATAATCTTCAAAAGATTTAATTTTAAGACTTGAAGTTGATCCAATACCTGTTGGATGTGTTACGGGCATTCCACCCACGTTTGCGTTGTTTAAATTCGCACCGTCTGCTCTAACGACTCTTAATATACCACCGTACTGTAGATAGTTTGCAGCAGTGTACCAATATTCGTATTGTCTATCGTTTGTTTTTGGTTTTCCAAAAAGATCGATCATATCTTGCTCAT